CCACGGTGTATCCTGCAGCTCCTGATGCAACATACACGCCCCCTAAAGGGAAGTTATGCTTAGTCCACAGGAATAGGCTCTGGATTGCTAACAACCCCACCTACCCATCAAGGATATACTATTCAGAGGACGGATTACACGATGTATTCTATGATGACTCTTATTATAATATCCGACAGAATGACGGTGATGAGATTACGTTTATTAAGAATTTCAAAGGTATATTAACTGTAGGTAAGACAAACACTATCCAGAAGATATACACCGAAAGAACCGACCCCTCAGCCGATTGGTCGATTTCCGACCCCTGGAGTATATACGGCTGTAAGGCTATGTATAGCGCTGTAGTGACCCCTAAAGGGATTTTTTATCTTGGAGAAGATGGAATATATAATTTTAACGGTAATAGTTCAAGTCTTATCTCAGAGGCAGTTACTCCCGAAATAGCAGATATCCTTCCTGCAAATAGAGGTGATGTCTGGGCAGAGTTTCATAAAGGGATTTATTACTTAGCTTACACCTCAGAAGAGTCGGGAGCATCAGAAAATAACAGGATTTTACTATTAGATACTTTGTCTGACTCCTATTCTATAGACCTTTTAAGCGTGAACGCTTTTTGTGTGTTTTCATCAGGCACAGATTGGGGCGTGCTTTACTTAGGGTCATCCGAAGATGGTAATGTATACGCCTACACAAAAACTGATTATGAGATAGTCCACAAGAAACACGCAGATTTTACAGGTACTTGGGATGACGCGAGATATATTCCTACTGGAATACCTGGTGGAGATGCGGACTCTCCTGTATTAGAGATAGCGAGAATTGAGACCATAGACGAATTAAGCGGGATTATCAACGACTTAACAGGGGATATAAACAGAGAAGATACCGACGGAAGTTACATTTCCCAGGCTCTTGAGGTAGGTGCTTCATCTTACGATAAGCTATACTGGAATGAGAGATTTCCCACTTCGGGGTGTAATGTTACTGTTAATATTCGTTCAGCTTCTACGGCCGCGGGATTGACTGGAGAATGGTCATCGGCTTTCTCAGACCCCACAGGTTCGGACATATCAGGCGAGACAGCTAATACTTTCGTTCAGTACAAGATTAACCTCTCTACAACGGACATAGATTACACCCCTGAACTATACAGAGCCGATAATTACGTTGTAAGATTATCTTACAATAAAGAAGGCACCACTACAGAAACGACAGTTCCTTTTCGCTGGCAGAGTGGCTGGAATGACTTAGGCGCACCCGGTCAGACCAAAGTCCTTAAAAAGATATACGCTGTTTACGATAGTGAAAGCACAGGAACATTAACTTTAAAGTTTACCAACTTTGAAGGAGACTCCGACTCTTTCGAGATAGACTTACAAGAACACCCAAGCTCATACGCAGAGTATTTTGCAAATGGTGCATTTAATTGCGATTATGTCAATTTAGAAATATCAGAAAGTTCACTTAACGATTTAAAAATAAGGGCACTCTATGTTTGGTATAGCGAAGAACCTCTTAATATTTAGTTTAGTCTTGCTCTTTGCTTCACCTGTTTATGCGATTGGTGAAAGAGTATTAGCATTTGATGAAGATGGGCTAAATGTTCTTAACGAAGAATTAAGGCAGTTGCGCGATCGTACCTTTCAAATAAAATCCTCTTCTTCAGACACTACTCCTGGATATTTAGATGGTGGAATATTAGACATTACTGTTATAGGCGATGTAACAGATGGCGAAGTTGCGGGTTGGGCTATTAGTGCTACATCTTTAACATCTGGTACAGGAGCTACCACCGTTGGCCTTGACTCAGGCGGAACTAATCCTGCGATATATTGTGGAAGTGCTACTCCTGCATCGGCTCCGTTTAGAGTTACAGGAGCAGGTGCGGTAACAGCTACTTCAGGAAGTATTGGGGGATGGACTCTTGCTTCAGATAGATTATCTTACGGAACTGACTCAGACTATATAGGTTTAATACCAGGCACAGGTATTCAAATGGGTGACTCTACTTTTGCGGATGCGGAGTTTAGTGTAACAAACGCAGGAGCTTTAAAGGCTACTTCAGGTACAATCGGCGGATGGACTTTAGGTGATACTACATTAACATCAACGAACATAACGATAGATAGCGGTAACGAACTTATCAAGAGCAACGACTATGTATCAGGTGCTTTAGGTGCAGGTTGGCAGATAGACGCTGATCAAGCGGAGTTTAACAATATCCGAGCAAGAGGTATATTCTCTACCGCAGTATTTGAAAAGACAGCAATATCTTCGGTAGGAGGGAATTTTTTAGTAAGTGATAGCGATGTTTTAGATGCAGATATGACAGCCCTTGACGCTTCAACCTTAACCATTACAGGCGATACTACTTTTGCAGTAAATGATATACTCCGCATTAGAGACAATACAGATGATGAGTGGCTAACTGTTACTAATGCTGGTTCAGCTCCTACCTACACAGTTACCAGAGATGGTGGTGCTGATTACACAGCAAATACTAATCCTATATGGACTAAAGGCACAGCCGTTGTAAATTACGGTGCTTCAGGCGAGGGTTTAATCTATATGACTGCCTCGGACACGAACTCTCCTCATATAGATGTCCTTACCCACGCTGGTAGTCCGTGGGATACTACAACTACTCGTATGCGTATGGGAAATGTCAATGGGTTCTTAGGTGCCGCTACTGACCTTTATGGTATATACATAGGCGAAACAGACGCCTACTTAAAGTATGACCCGACTAATGGACTTAATATCAAAGGCATAGTCCTGATAGAGGCAGGTTCTACAATAGAGGGTTTAGACGCTACTAATGTTGCAGGTTGGGCGCACGTAACAGATGCTACTAAAATAGATGGCGGTGATATTTACACAGGCACAGTAACAGCAGACAAGATTACCGCAGGAACATTCGTAGGTGGTGATTTTGTTATAGGAGATGGTGGAGCGTTTAAGTCGGATAATTATGTAGAGGATACAACAGGCGTCAAACTTGACCATACAGGATTAGAATTAAACGACGGAACAAAAGTAGCAGGTGAGGGCATACTTGAAACCATAATGATTTACTCAATGATAATGGGGGGATAAATGAAAAAGATATGTACAGTAGTTTTAATGGTAGCTTTGTTGAGTATAGGAAATCCAGCGTTTGCTTTGATACAGGCATTTAGATTAGGGGCAGTAGGAACAGATACTTTATCAGGGACTATGTATGCAGTTTCTTATATTTCATCTTCCACTGATTGGGAAACTTTGGAGTCTCCAGTTGGAACAGATTATCAGGTAACAGCAGGATATACTTTGTATATTACTAAAATTGTCTGGTCATCAAATACAGCAGGTGCGCAGGTAACAGAAATAGGATATGCTGATAATGGCGTAGCAGAAGGTTCTAATGCTCTTACCAATAAAGTAGTAGTTTTTCCTGTATTATTTGGGACTGCTTCAGCGACACAATCGTTAGAGGGGTTATGGACTATACCAGCAGGAAAATATCCATTTTTTACA